TCACGATTTTTTACAGATATTGTGGTGGTAAACTTCAGGTTCTCTCGGGTGCAACTTCTCTCTTTCCTTGCGAGCCGCTATAAGTTCCCTGTACCTCATTAACGCATAGCTCTGATCTTGTATTTCCGCTCTTTGTATTTTCTTAGTCTCTTCCACTAAAGGTTTTCGATATACCTTGATACCTGTATTGTTAATGTATTTTCCTGATGACATGGTTATTTCTTTATATTTTTTTCTAACAAATCCAATTTCTGCAGTGTTTGGTCTAGTTCTATTGCAAAGGCCTTGGCCTCTTCTATACTCATCTGCTCTGATACTGCTTTATCTACCTGATTACGGCTTTCTATGTTCATTTTAGCTAGTGCTAAACCGGTAAGCTGTTGAGCTTCAGAAACACTGATCTCACCTTCTTCTAAAGCGGTTAAAGTACTATTTACTATTTCCATGGCAGATTTATTACCGAATGATATTTGCAACTCATTATTGTTATTATTGCTTTCCATACCAAAACCGGTATTACGTAAATAAAACTGAATTGCACTTAAATTAATGGTACTCAACTCATCATTTTTGATAAACCTCCAAAGCCTTGANAGAACATACTCCTTGCCCTTAAAGCGACCCCTCCTCCAGGAGGCCATTAANAGGCTATCTTCTTTAAGCTTTCTTTTAAAGCTGGTAGGAGATATCTTTAAGAAATAAGCAATCTCTCTCTGCGTATGACCGTGCGCCGCCAAGGATTCAACCTGTGCAGACTCATCGGGCGTAATATCTCTTTTCGGTTTACCCATTTAACAATACAGCTTTTTTATTAGTTTCTTTTNCCCACCTCTTTATTATAACATCAACATAAGCTGGGGATAATTCCATCATGTAACAGTTACGCTTTGACCTCTCGCAGGCAATTAACGTAGTACCGCTACCGCCAAACGGATCATATACACTCTGGCCTTGCGCAGAGTTATTAAGTATAGGCCGCAGCATGCACTCCATCGGCTTTTGCGTGCCGTGTCCCCACGTTTCCTCCATGTTATTATTTCCAAATGGGTTATTATTGGCAATTTCCCATACAGTTGATTGATCACGCCTGCCTTGCCAGTTATGCTTCTTCCCTTTTTTTACTGCGTACCATAGAGGCTCATGCTGATGATGATAATCACCTCTTCCAAAAACTATTCTATTCTTAACCCACAAGATGAGATTGATTAATTCAAACCCGCTACTTTCTATATTTTCGGCAAACTTATGAGTATACTTTGCGCTATGCCAGATATAAGCAATATCACCGGTAAATAATGAATAAGCTTCAGACCAGTCATATCTATCATCATTTAAAACTTTACTTTTAGAGCGCTTGCCGACTCCTAAATCACACCCCTCACGCCACTCAGGTTCATAACTCACCCCATACGGCGGATCGGTTACCATTAAAATCGGACTTGCCCCATCCATTAGTTTTTCAACATGTTGCGGATTAATACTATCTCCGCACATTAATCGATGAGACCCGAGCAGGTAAATATCACCAAGCCTAGCAGTAGCTTCTCCCGGGACTTCTATTTCCTCTTCCTCCCCTAGTTCTTCTAATAAGGCTTTATCAAATATAGGCGCTAGCATATCCTTATCCATACCAAAAGATAATAGCTCCTCCTGGTCAAATCGCTCCGTTAGAACTTCAAAATCATATTCACCGAACGCTAAGTTATCTCTGATATTTAGTCTGTCTATTTCCTCCGGTGTTAGTTTTCTATTCGGCATTAACACCTCAATTGTAGTTTCATCATCATAACCTGCCATATATAAAGCTTTTTTGCGTTGATGGCCGCCGATAATGGTGTAATCGTTATCTACTATTATCCTTTGATGATACCCGTCCTCTTTAATATGAGAAGCTAGTTTATCAAGCATTTCTTTGGTTATCTTTCTTGGATTATTAGGATATTCTTTTAAGCAGGCCAGTTTAATACTAGTAGCCTGCCATGTGATAGTTTCATGATTAGTTGGATGGTTCATTTTCATACTCCTTAATTAACCTACTCATAAACCCTTCTGGACAATCAGTAATGACTTGTTGTATTGCTACTTGGCTAAGAGTATCTAAAACCTTAAGAGTTGCTTTGTTATTGTTTTCCAACAATCGAGACAATACTTCTAAAAATATACCATCATTACTTCTTTCATTAATTAACCACAAAAGGTCATTTTTAAACTCATTATTAATATGGGATTGTAAATAATGCTCTATAACAATTTCTTCGCATCTTGCTTTAGCCATAATACCTCTCATATATTTTAGATATTTTTTTGTCTTTTTGGCCTTCTAGCCTAATTATGCATTTACCTTGATTAACAGTTAATTCTAAATCCTCAACCGACTCAGATAATGCAGTTAAGTTTCTTGTTACCATCTTTTTATGTTTGTCTATATTAGATACACAAGCTAAGAAATTCTCTTTTTGTCCAAGGTAGCTATTTAAAAGTGCATGACGGATTCCCGTTAAATCTTTGCTAGTATTAAAATCCTCCAATTCATTATAAATCCCGCTAACATACTTCTGAATAACGACTACACCGCTACCTTTTAGCTTCAAGTGAACTACCCTCCGCTCTTCTTCTGACTGGGTTGCCTGCTTAATCTCGGTATAGACCTTGTTAATGCTAGACTTGCCTTCTGCAACTTTAGCCTTTTGCTCTTCTGTTCCCTTGCGTTGGATAGCATCGTATTGGAAAGCAGTGGTATGGCTTACGCCTGCTTTCTGGGCAATAATGTCTAGAGTCTTGCTATTTTCTGTATCACTCCGTGGGGTTAGTGCTAACCTATCGGTAGAATGGCTTAGTTCTGCACTTTCTTCTCGGTTAGAAAATTGTTTTAAATTAGCTAATTGCCTCTCTCTCGCCTTCTCTGCTTCAAACTCCTTAAGCTTATATGCAAGAGCAACCCTGATTTCAGTCGGCAAGTTTCTTCTGCTAAATTGGTTGTTAATCATCCAGAGCTTTACGTCCAGCTCACTTTCTAGCTCCGTCTTTTCTATTATATTGAAACTTATGTTGTGCTTAATGCAAATAGCATACCTATGGTGTCCATCTATTATTGTATTATTCCATACTATTAATGGATTAAGACACCCCTCATTAACCAAACTCTGCTCTAGCTTCTCTAACTCCTCACTAGATAACGGAGGAATAAGCCGTGCAAATTCTTCGTTGATAATAAAATCTGTATTCATCGTGCTGCCCTTCTTCTCTTGCTATTTCTATTACGCTACTCGTGCAAATTCTCCGTGTAGTTTCTTTGCCGCCTTGCAGTAGGCTTTGTAAGCATCTTTTGGGGTGTCGAAATAGCCTAAATTATAACGCTTTTGATGTTTTTGAATTTGAGCTGTATATTTGTTGGTTTTGTAATGAAAATAAACNCCTTTGTATCCCGAATTATTATCTTTTCGTTTTTTACTACCACACTTCATTTGCGATATAGTTGCCGCTCTTAAATTCTCTATTCGAGTATTCTGAGGATTCCTATCAATAAAACATACACGCTCAGGGATATATCCATGGAACATTAAAAATATTATACGCCCAGCTGTATAAGACTGGTTATTTATCGAAACTGCTTTGTATCCACTAGTAGTACCAATTTTTGTTCCTTTTTTAATTCTTCCTCCTATTCCTGCATCAACCTTCCAATAAAGCTCTCCATCTCTATACTCAAACAACCTTTTAACCTTTGCTTGTGTGAGTAGGGATTTAACTTTTTTGACTTCCTCTTCTACGGATTGGGGGTTTAAGGGTTTTGGTTTTTTAGTAGACTTGACCTGTTCCACTGGTATAGTTAGCTGGTTTGGTGATTGAGAGGTATGTTCTTCTAATTTAGAAAAAGCTTTATGGAGAGCTTTTTCTAAATCATCTAATCTCATGGATAAAGCATGAAATCTTTCTTTAGAATTTATGGAGGCGAATATTAACTTATTGTCGTCAAATTCCTCTTTAAACTTCTTAATTTGTAATGTTACAGAATCTTTTATTTCTTTCGCTATTTTTTCTCCTACTCTTAACCCGTCTCTGTAATATAATGCTCTGGTAGTTTCTACCGATGCTGTTATTTTATTTTTAAAGTCTTCATAATCCTCGCGGAAATTCTTGATTTCTTTTATTCCTTGAAAAAATCTAATCATTTTATCCTCCGTTTATTCAAATGGCACTTCATCACTGAGAAAATTATCGTCAGTTTGCTTCTTAATATGTTCGCTGTATTTAGCATGATCAGGTGTAATTATGGTCTTGATCTCGTTACGAGGTTTATTGTCTCTATCATCAATAGTTATTTCAGCTACGCATATAAGGTTATCTAAATCGGCAAAGCTTTTTATTATTCTTAACTTTTCCGCCTTTGGCGATTTGTCTGCTGGATGCAACCCATGAGCAGAATCAAGAATAGCTTTGATCATAGTTCTGCCTATTTGAGCGAATTTTGGTGAATTATCACTATAAAGACCGATATTGCTCCAGACCTTTCTATTCTCATACTCACCGCTTAAAATCACAAACTCACAAGCTAGATATAGGCAAGTACCCGATTTACTCTTAGTAGCATAGCCGTCTGACCACTCTTTTGTAACGTGATTGCCTTTCTTAAGCATTAACCTCACCTTTGCTATTGTTTTATTAGGTATTAATTCGTAAGACATCTGGTCTTCTGCATCATTAAAGTTATTCCATTTAGTCATTGTTTTGCTCCACTAGTTCTTTTAATTTTGATAAGTTGTTGTTAATTTGTGATCCTAAATATAATAAAAACCAATCTACCTCTCCAGTATATGAAAAGTGGTAATCTCCCTTTCGATCCTCACTGCATAAAAGTTTAAAATCTCTCATATCCTGCCTAATCTCTTCCCTTAAATTACGAATTGACGTATATTTTCTAGCTTCTAGTTCACTCATTTTCTTCCTCCTTGTTTATCGGCAAAATAATTGTTCTTCTCTTTAGGTCTCTTCCCTTTATTAATGTGGAATAAACCATCGCTATAAGTCTCAAGCCATGCAGCGAGCTTCAGTAAATCAACTTCGTTCTCGGTAAATTGTAGATATTGGAGGATTCTTCTTTTTTCTATTTCTCTTACCATGATCTTTAATCCTATATTTATTTTAGTTGTTATAGACTCCCATCTCTTCAAGCTTCCTTTTCGCATCAAATTGAAAAGATAAAATTACCGAGGCTTCAGCTTGACTTAAATCTTTGTATTTAGCAGGGATGTATTTCATTTGTTGCTTGGTAGCTTCAAAATTAGCCATATTAATGAAATTCTGAATAGCGTAAGGTTTCTCTCTTTTTTTAATAAAGCGGTTAGCTAGATCAACAGCTTTCCTTGCATCATTACCTTGATATATAATTTCAGGTTCTTCTTCTTTTGCCTTACTTCCGCCAAGTAGTATTAAACTTTGTTCTAATTTTTTTAAACAACACCAATAATTAAATGCTGCTATGTAAGAAGTATTACTATCTATTTTTACCCAAGGCATTTCTGACTTTTTAAACATATCAATTAGTACTACTTCTACATGACTTAAATCTTCCTTAATTTCCGCTTCATGTTGATGCCCGCAAAATTGACACTTCTTAGTCTGAACCGGTATCTCTCTATCGCAGGCCTTGCAGTTCTTTTTCTTAGCGTCTTTTTTGACTTTCTTAATAAATTTTATTTCTAAATCTACGTCTTGTTCTAACGAACCATGGAGTACTGTTGAAATGCCAAAGTCCAGTACAACGCAGTCCTTTTTGATAATGTCGGGATAAATTGCAGGGTCTATCGTTCTAAGCCCTCTACCTATCATCTGAATCATTGTTGACTTAAAAGACGATTGACGCAGTAACACCACGCAACTAATAGGCGGATAGTCCCACCCCTCCGTAAGAATTGCTACATTAATCAGTACTTGAATTTCACCGATGGTTAGTTGATTTAATACAAATTCTCTTTGCTCTTTTGTAAGTTCACTTGTAACTACATCTGTTCTTATTCCATAACTTCTAAAGGCTACGCATACATGCTCGGCATGTTTTATAGTAGAACAAAATATCACTGTTTTACGATCTCCTGCTTTTGCTTTCCAGTGTCTTATCACCTCGTCAACAATAACTGCTTGATCTAAAATATCTGCAACTTCACTTTCGCTATAATCACCNGCATTTTTCTTTTTAAGAGCCATTAATTTTTCTTGAGCAACATCTACTGAATAGGTGATCGGTTTTACCAAATGATTACTTTCTATCAATTCACCTAAAAAAATCTGATCACCACAATTGTTGAATATCTGGCCTAAACTGCTTTTATCACCCCTTTGAGGTGTTGCAGTTATCCCGTATATCATGACATTAGGGTTAATTTCTTTCGCTTGTTGTATGATTTTTATATAACTTTTAGCAGTTACATGGTGCGTCTCGTCTATTACTAGCAAATCTAAATGAGGTATTGTTTTAAGAGTATTCTTTTTGGAAAGAGTCTGTACCATTGCAAAGGCTACTTGTCCGCTCCAATCTTTAACTTCAGCATTAACTATTGAAGTGCTAAGAGAATGATTAACTTTTTCGAACTTGTCGTTATTCTGCTCCGTTAATTCCTTACGATGAGCAACTACACAAACTTTGAAATTAGGGTTTACCATACAAAAATGCCCTATTACGCTAGAGAGCATAATAGTCTTACCAGCTCCTGTAGGTGCAACGCCAAGCGTGTTACCATGTTTTAGCAGTGCTTCAATNCTTCTTTNTACAAACTCAATCTGACGTGGGCGAAGTGTAATCATTTTGGCTATTTTTTATCTAGTTCGTTGATTGCTTTCCNATGTANCCTGATCCACTCCCTGTCTTTAATGATTTGCTCGGGAGTTAGGGTTATTTTTTGCTTTACAGTGTTGGTGTATGACGTATTTAACCCGCTATAGTAAAGCTCCAGCGTTATTCCGGTCTGCACTATGGCATCCTCAAGTGCTGTTAGATGTCCTCCCGCCGTTAAGTCTTCGATGAAGAGTGGCGAAGCTTTAATGATGAGCGTTTCTTCTTTCTCGGTTACTTTCACCAAACGATTGTTCAGTAGGCTTAACAGATTGCTATCACTGATACTTGCTTTGAATTTAAGCCAGTTCCCTCTTGGCATATCCTTGGCAGTAACAGGCGTTTCTTGCTTATGAGGTTCTACCCGAGTCGGCTCAAGCAGTTGCATTGAAATCGTAACATCTTCGCCGTAAACAGACTGAATTGTTTTACGAATTTTAGCTTTTTCAATGTCGTTTAAGAGCATGGCTTTTGTTTGAATACAAACCTTTTGCTGGTCTTGTTCAACAAACTTGTAATCGTTTTGTATTTCACTGGATCGCTGCTCTCCGAAGGCTTGCTGCAAAGTGCGAGAGAGCAGTACGCTTCTTTCCTCCTTTTCTGTAAGCCTTGGTAAGTCTTCAAGGTTCATTTCGGGTATTTCCTCCTCCTTTTGTGGGTCGTTTAGCACTTTGGCCATTAGGTCTGACATGGCAAATAAGCCTGTGTTCTCGCTAGTTCGCTCTTTGTGTTGAGTGTGGGTGGCTTTTTCTTCTTGGTTGTTATGAGCAACTTGCTCCTGCTGTGTAAGCAAGCAAGGAGCAAAAGTTGCGTGCTTGTCTTCGTGGGGTTTTTCTTTTTTGTAACTTTTTTCTTTTTCAGAGATAAAACCATTAGCGTAGCTATGGTTTATCTCTTCTTCTGGGTTTTCTTTATCTTTATATAACTGGAAATTTTTTTTCACCCGGGTGGAAATTTTTTTCGACTCGGATGGAAATTTTTTTTCACTTGAATCAGTATAAAAGGCTACAGGATTTTTAGCTCTTTCGTATCCATCTTCAGTTAATTTTATGACATAACCGTAAGTTCTATTTTTTCCATAAAAATTGATATAACTATGATAGGTGGAATCTATAATGTCGCTTATTTGATCGAGTAAATTTGCATTTTGCTTGCTTGAATAAACTTCGGTAATTTGAGAAAG